AACCTAATAACGAATTTCCAGAACATTTTAGAGACCATGGCGAAGAAAACAAAATGACAACTGGAAAAACTATTCATGGAATGATTGCCCAAGACGTTAAAGCAGCCTTAGATAAGGCAGGTGTAGACACCTTTGGTGGTTGGTCTGAAGATTCAGAAGACGGCTCACAAGAAATATCTCAAGAAATGTTTGTACATCCACTCATTAAAGCAGTCCAAGAACTCTCGGCAGAAGTCGAGGAATTAAAATCTAAAGCACATGATAAGTGCGACAATAACGGAGAATAAAAATGGCAGTAACTAAAAAGCTAACGAAGTCCATTCCCTATGTTAAATCCAGTAAAGTGGAAGAGTGGCATTTGGAAATGACGTATGAAAACGACAGTGAAGGTGATGCAACCTATTACACGAGCACGTTTTCTACTACGGCTGTAGCCGCAGACGGTGATTTTACCAAAGCAGCTAAAGGCTCGTTTAATCTGGCAGCGTTGACCGCATTGTGTCCGACTTCACAGTGGGATGCAGTCTTTGCGAGTCAAGTGGAAAGTGTTATAACTAGCCCTGTAGTACAACCTGTACCAGACGAATCATTTGCAGTCCCTTCTAGCTAGAAATGGCTAAAAAGAAGAAGAAAGCGAAGCCTGTCGAGGAGACAGACATTGATGTCAATATCTGGAACATGCCTGCGGTTTTCGTATTGGAAACCAAGATGCCAGAGACAATGGTCACTGATTTAAACGATTACTTGGATGAATTACGAGAGTCCGAGGACAAAGAATCATTGGCAGGGACTCTAGTGGGACAGATTGCTCATGGTGAGCAATTGAACATGGACCCAGAGCATGAAAAGGTTAGGTCTTATTCTAAGTTTATAACCAGTCTGGGCGCACAATACATCAATCATTTTATGCAAAACACAGGGTCTATGTTATCTAAGAATAGACAAGTAGCGATTGATGAAACGTGGTCAGTGCACAGTTATGCAGGCGATTACAACCCGATACATGACCATGGCACTAAAACCATAATGGGACTATCGACAACTTCTTGGACTAAAGTGCCACAACAAATACTCGACCAACCGACTACTGGGGATGCGTTATACAGTAAATATAACTCTTCAGGAGTATGTGACGGCTATCTATGCTTTAATTACGGGCGTAATGAAATAATGAATGTGGAACGACTTAGACCACCACAAAGTTTTGAAGTAAAACCCGAAGTCGGCAAGTTATATATTTTTCCTGCTTGGCTATCGCACATGGTTTATCCGTTTAAAGGCGAAGGCGAAAGACGAACCGTGGCTTCCAATATGAACTGTTGGGAGGTTGAGGAGGCTGCATGAGAAAGATGACCGTGGCTACCCTTAACACCAAAATAGAGAGCCACGAAGCTGTCTGTGCAGAGCGTTGGCTGGAAGTCATTAACAGAGTCAAAAGACTCGAACATTTTATTGTTGCCACACTAATTACCTTAGTGGTTGGAATGGCAGGAATAATATTTGGAACATAATTTTTTAATAATAGGAGATGACTAATGCAAACAGTTGCAAATTTCTTAGCCATTATTATGGCAATAATCAGTGTGAGCAGCCTAATTGCTGCTGTGACTAAAACACCTAAAGACGATGTATGGATCGGTAAGCTCTATAAACTTATTGACATCTGTGCTTTGAACATAGGCAAAGCAAAAATGAAATCAGGCAGTAAATAGGGGGAAGGAAGTATGGGTGGAAGAATTATATAAACTTGGAAAAATATCTAAACCTTTATATGAGAAACATATTTTTTATCGTAAAGCATTTTGGATTTGTTTTATCTATGTCCTTTGGGACTTGTTTCACTCTTTTGGGTGGCTCTAGTGTACGAATATAATTGTGAAGTAAAAAGAGTGGTTGATGGTGACACTATTGATGTCAGTATTGATCTAGGTTTTGCTATTCATTATTCCAGCCGTGTGCGCTTATACGGTATTGATACCCCAGAAAGCAGAACCCGAAACAAAGACGAAAAGGTTAGGGGGTTAATGAGCAAAAAATACCTACTAGATGCTCTATCAGAAGGCCAGGTTGTTATTAAAACCCATCGAGACAAAAAAGGTAAGTTTGGTCGTGTGCTCGGTGAAATGTATGTGAACGACAGTAATATAAATTTAAGGATGGTTGATGAGTTTCTCGCTGTTAAGTACGAAGGGCAAAACAAAGCAGATATTGAAGAAGAGCACCTTGTTAATCGTCAAAAATTAATTGATAAAGGTTTGTTTGATCCAGACAGTGTATGAATGATGTATTTGTTCTAATTGCAGAAGTAGGCGCTCCCATAGCAGGAGCATTGGTGGCAGGGGCATTTATTTTTATCATTATGAAACAAATTATGGGTGGCGTGATTAATCAAATCAACACCCTCAAAGGCTTTACTGAGAGCCTAATTACCAGAGTAAAAACCATAAACAATGATATGATTCGCCTTGATACTAGCGTCAGTGCGGCTCTTGAGCTTACGCCTGATCTTGACAGAATAGCTAGAACGGAAAATTTTGTAGAAGACGGGACGATAGATGCCAGACGAGACTAATGAATATAGCTCAATTAATCGCAGACTTTGGGTTCCCGATTGTGGCAATGGTTGGTCTTGGTTATTTTGTTTATTTTGTGTGGGTTACGATTACAAGGGTTATAAATCCCACCATTAAAAATATGCACCTAACCCTTATTAAGCTAATAGACCAGATTAGAATGCTCGATAACGATATGATAAGACTACAACAAAAAGTTAATACTGTTTTACAGATGAAAGAAAACGAGAAGAAAAAGAAATGAAATGGCTGATTTATTATTCGATACTTGTTCTATTAGGTTTTACTGCGACAGCAACAGGGGATGAAATAGTCCAGGGTTTCAAAAGCCCTGCGTTTAGTGGTATAGGCACTTCTTCTCACTATTTAACAATAGACGAACAGGAAAAAACACGCAGAGATGAAATAGCTGAAGACATAGAGAGCGCATTAAAGGACGCTGAAAGAGAAGCGGATAACACCACGCTGGCTAAGTTTTTAAGGAATCTTGAAAGCAGAGTGTACTCTCAACTCTCAAGAGACATAGCCGAATCTTTATTTGATTCAGATAAAGGGGGCACCGGGGGCAGTATCGTGTTGGAAGGCAGCACTATAAAGTTTGTAAACGATGGGGCTAGTATAACACTTACGGTTATTGATGAGGACGGGACAATAACTGAGATTATTATTCCCGTGGGGATATTTGGAATATGTTCAGACGATTGTGGAATTTAAGCCTACTGGCATTATTGCCTTTTATCCTATCAGGGTGTGCTAGTTTTGCACCTGTGGGCCACTCAGGGTGTGCCGATATTCTTGAGTGCGTTGAAGAACCAGAAGTTGTCAGGCCTACCCAACAGAAATTAACCGAACTAAGTGCACCTAATCAACAAGCGGTGGTTGCTGTGTATAATTTTACTGACCTTACCGGGCAACGCAAAAGCTCACAAAAAATGGCTTTATTTAGCACCGCAGTTACTCAAGGAGCAGATAATTACCTTATAGATGCCCTTAGAAGCGCCGGAAAGGGCACCTGGTTCGTTGTTGTGGAGCGATCCTCACTAGACGCCTTAACCAGAGAACGACAGCTTATAAAGCAAACCAGACAGACCTATGATGGAGAAGAAGGCAACTCCTTAAAGCCTTTATTGTTTGCAGGCTTGATTATCGAGGGCGGAATTGTTCAATACGACACCAATATCGGAACCGGCGGGAACGGCGCCAGGTATTTAGGCATTGGTTCTAGTAACCAATGGCGTAAAGACGAAATCACGGTCTCATTAAGAGCAGTTCTTGTCCAAACAGGGGAAGTTATGATAAATTGTATGATAAGCAAAACTGTCTTGAGCGCAGGGGTGAGCCGAGACGTGTTCCGTTTTGTAGAAATGGGCACTGAACTCGTTGAAGTAGAGACTGGATACAGTGAAAACGAAGCAATGGGCTATGCAACCAGGGCCGCTATCGAGGAAGCCGTTTATACTTTGATTATGAAAGGCATGGAACAACAAATGTGGGACTATAACTATGAACAAACTAATTAGATTAGCTTTAATCTTGTTTGCCCCCTTCGCTTTTGCAGGGGACAATGACATTTATATAACCCAATCAGGAACCGGGCTGACAATGAACATAGATCAGATTGGTGACACCAATAAGGTCGGTACATCGCAAACCAGAGCAACCTTTACAGGCACATCAATGACCGTGGACATCGATCAAATAGGTGATACAAATACACTAGCGGCAACAGTGGCTCAAGGTAATAGCACCTCATTCACAGCAACACACACTGGAGACAGTAACACCACCACTCTGGCTTTAGGGGCTACAGGCGATGTTGCCAACACCGATTTTGATTATGCGGCAACAGGGGATTCTAATGTTCTAACTGTTACACAGGGAGCAGCAGCCACAGCAACGGCTGGTAATCAGGACATAGTGGTAGCAGGAACCTCAAACAATATTAATGCAACTTGTGAGGTTGTCGGCTGTATAAACAATTGGAATGTGGATGGTGATTCAAACGATATTGATACCACACAAACCGGTAATGCAGATCATTCTATAACCGCAGTAATTACAGGAAGTACCAATAATATAGACATAGATCAGACCAATAGCACGGGTTCGGTATCTGATGTGGTGGTTATAACATCGACTACGAGCAGTGGGACTATAGATATAGACCAATGCACAAGTGGCTGTTAATTGCTTTAATTTTTTCATTAAACTCTTATGCAGAGATAGGTGAAATATCGGAAATAAGAGGAAATGGAGAGGTTCTACGAAAAGATCAATCAGATAAACTGCTTGCCGAGACTGCTCTTGGTATTTTTAGCTATGATGATGTGCGCACTGGTAATGGCCGTATTGGCATTACATTTCTTGATTCTACTGTCATTCGTCTCACTGAGCATAGCAAGATTATTATTGATGAGTATATCTATGATCCTGACCCAAGCAAGAGCAAGATGGCGCTCAAAATGGCAAGCGGAACAGCCAGATTTATTACTGGTGCGCTTGGAAAAATAGATAAACAGAACATTAAGATAAGAACCCCCAGTGCCACAGTAGCGGTTAGAGGAACAGACTTTACAACCACCGTTGATGAATTAGGCAGAAGTCTAGTTATATTACTTCCTAGTCCTGACGGCAGTAGCTCTGGCGAAATTACAGTAGAAACAATGGCAGGCATTGAAGTATTGAATCAGCCCTTTCAAGCCACAATGGTCAGTATGTCCGAAAGCCCGCCTACAAAACCAGTCACTCTGTCGAACATGACGTTGGGTTTTATAGACAATCTTTTAATAATTACCCCGCCCGATGAGGTACAACAAGCGGTACAAGAACAATCACAAAGCTCAACCAATGTATTGGATGCTGATTTCTTAGAGGAAAATGACCTGGATGATGACAGTGATTTATCTAAAGACGAGCTACAAGAGGAGATCACCCGACTGGATATAGACTTGTTAGCGGTTGATTTTCTACAAGACCTACTAGAAATGATTGAAACAGTAGCCGCAGGCGGTAAAGATGAAGGAGCCGCAGGAGAGCTAGACGGGGTAAAACTAGAAGGTATTATTCCTGGGTTTGATCCTAATGCTCAAGTCTATACTTTTGTAGAGGGAGAAATCTTTACCTTGTTCAGACAGGTAGAGAACACAATAGATTTGGAGCTGGATAAGGCCGGTGGCTATAACATCCAAATCTTATCGGCTGGTAGGCTTATAAATGTTACAGTGAACGGAGGAGGCGAGAATGAGATCGTTATTAATCAGTCTGATTAGTTTATCTGCCCTCTGCGCCTATGCGGGAGACAATTCTACCGAGGTTAGAATAAAAGGAAGCTCAACGGTTATCTATATTGATCAAATAGGTTCGGGCAACACCGCTAGAGTGTGGTGCGGGCTATCTGAAGGTGCTTACAACACCCATAATTGCAGCAATGCAACCATAGACATAGATCAAGACGGCACCGGGAATACTGCTAGAGCCTATAGTCAGGTGGCTAACCACACTGGTAATGAGTATAAAATAGACCAAGACGGTAATGATAACTTTGGTTATATAGACGCTGATGACGATTCAAATGACATGGATGTAATACAAAACGGCAACGATAATGACGCAGAAATCTATATGCAGGGCGATGACAATGTTTATAAAATCACCCAAACAGGCGATGACAAAGAAGGCGAGATAAGAGCTTTTGGTGACGATTCAGAGTTTACCATAACTCAATCAGGGACAGGGGAACATTACGCTAAGATATATGCCAGTGGGTCTGCTGATAATAATGACGCAGAGATTACACAATCAGGGAGTGGTGATCATTACATGAGGCTTAATTTTTATACAGACGACTATAATGTGGATGCCACACAATCAGGAACAACCAATAAAAGCATTACAGCTACTTATAATTGTAGTACCAACTGTGATAAAACAATCACCATAAATCAAAGTGACTAGGTTTTTCCAACTGTTGGTTATTGTTGTTTTGTTGGGTGTGCCTTTGGTGCAACAGTGGATACCCCTTGAAATACTAAAGCTCAAGACCTTTGATGCGTTCGTTACGGAGCAACAGTCTTCTGGGTACTTTTCTATATTAAACATTACTGAAGAAGATGTTGAAGTAGAAGGCGGTTATCCGTTTCCCAGAAAACGATTAGCTGAAATACAAGATGACCTTGTAGCACAAGGCGCATTAGGGGTCGGTTGGGTCATTAGCTTTCCGCAGAAGGATCGCCTTGGTGGCGATGTGGAGTTTGCTAAAAGCCTTGCGTCTGCGCCTAGTGTGGTTGCAACTTTTGAAAACGATAACGGCACCTACCCCATGACCACGGGCACCGTTATTTTGGGTCAGGATCACGGCGGCTTTAAAGCCAAAGGGGTGGTACAAAACATTCCGTTGCTGCGAGAAGCAGCCTATGAAGGGATTGCGGTTGCACCAACCGAGGTTGACCAACTGGTAAGGCGTATGCCATTATTACTAAGAACCCCTGACGGATGGGTTTCTGCCTACGGCACAGAGGTTCTAAAAGTTTTAACTGGTGCGGACACCTACCTAATAAAAACTTCAGAAGCAGGTATACAAGAGATTAGAGTTAAGGGACTGCCGCCAGTTAAGACCGATACCTTGGGCAGAAAATGGATCAGTTGGGTCAACACACCTGAATTTTCTCTAACAGAGATTAAAAGCACAGAGCTCATTAAAAATCGTTTTGTGTTTGTCGGTGTCACAGCAAAAGGGGTTATGCCTCAAATAGCAACGCCTGCGGGTCTTTTAGAACCACACAAAATACAAACAGCGTTGTCTGAAAGCATTTTAATAGAAGACAGTCCGTTAATTCCTGATTATGCGTTACTCGTTGAGTTAGGGATATATTTAACCACAACGGTTCTGGTTTGGTTTTTCTTGAACTTTTTTGGGGTAACTTGGGGGCTGTTCTTCTTTTTAATGTTAAACGGCGCTGTTGCTTATTCAGGGTATTATTTAATTCAGTCCAATTTGTTAATTGATGTTACCTGGTCATTAATATCCGGGTTTATTACAGGGTCTATAGCGTTTTATTTGAATTTTAGAGAGCAGTACAAACTCAGACAAGAGATTAAAAAGCAGTTTGAACACTACCTTGATCCTAGACAGGTAAAAAAACTACAGGACAACCCAGAACTGCTTAAATTGGGGGGTGAAAAAAGATACGCGACTTACTTGTTTACCGATGTTAGAGGGTTTACCTCCATGTCTGAATCATTACCGCCCGAAGACGTGACCTATATTATGAACAGAGCCTTGACCGCACAACAACTATCGGTACAAAAATACGAAGGCATGGTTGATAAATACATAGGGGATGCAATGATGGCAATATTCAATGCGCCTTTGGATCAACCGGCCCATGAAAACCTGGCCATTGATTGTGCCTTGGATATTATGAAAAATATGGAAGAACTAAATAAAGAGCTTAAAGGTAAAGGGTTGCCACCAGTAGCCATAGGCATTGGCATTAATTCTGGCGAGGCGGTAATTGGTAATATGGGCAGCGACAGTCGGTTTGACTATACGGCGATTGGCGATGCAGTAAATACGGCAGCACGACTTGAATCGGCGACCAAAGAGGTGGGTGTTGATTTGCTCATAGGCAAAAATACTGCTCAATTCACAAAATTTAAGTTAAACTTAATAACAACAATTAAAGTTAAAGGCAAGGCTGATGCCTTGGATGTGTATACGGTATAGGTGAATTATGAGTGATGACCATTATCCTAGCGGAAGATTTGGCGGCGACATGGATCGCAATGAAGTCGAAATGGACCTTAACAAGTTCATGGCAATGATCGAAGAGATCGGTGGCCTTAAAGACAAGATCAGGGAGTTGGAAGATGTTACTAACAATAACCCTTATCAAAAAATTATCTTTGTAGCTCAAGCTGTTGATAGCTGGAGAATCTTTCCTAGAGTGTTTTTATCGGTCTATATGTACTTGCTGTACTACACAACCTTTTGGTTTATGGATTTACCAGAACCCAGTTTTGAACAATCGGGCTTAATTTCTATTGTTGTTGGTGCAGGTGCTGCCTGGTTCGGTCTTTATGCAGGAACCTCTGGTAGCTCAAAGAGCTTTAAGGGTGAAAAAGAATAAATGTCTGCCAAGAAAAGAGACTACGCTTCCGAATATAAAAATTATCATTCAAGACCAGAACAGAAATTAAACAGAGCGGCAAGAAACAAAAGCAGAAATGAATTAAAGAAACAGGGTAGGGTGAGAAAAGGAGACGGCATGGATGTTCATCATGCGGATGGAAACCCTCGCAATAGTAATAAAAGTAATTTAAGGATTGTTCCTAAAAGAAAAAATAGATCATTTAGTAGAAAAAAAGGAGGATAATATGGCTATCGGGTTAAGCAGTTGGTTTAAAAAAACCTTTCTCGGTTACGAAGAAAAAACAGTTCGTGCCAGAGATGATGAAGGCAAATATGTCGGTGATGATAAGTCAACACCTAATATTAATGAGGCTTACACAACTGTAAACGTCAAAATAAAAAAAGATAAATGAAGCTGGCTATAGCCCTAGGTGTGGCTTTCTTTGTATCCGCGTCTATTAATGCGATTATGTTCGCTAAATTAGACACAGCAAAAGTTGAGCTACAAACCGCTATTAATAATCAGGCGGTACTTGAAAGAACTGTTCAAGAGCAAAATGAACAGATCGTAAAAGCCCTTGAATCGGCAAAAAAGACCCAAGCGCAGATTCAAAACCTTAATACTCAATACTCTGCAAGCCAAGCGCAAGTAACAAACCTAAGAAATAAGTTTGCAAAACACAATCTTGAGGGTATGGCACTCGCTAAACCTGGATTATTGCAAGGGAAAGTTAATAAGGCGTCGGCAAGAGTAATGGTCAACCTAACCACAATAACCAATCCAGACCAATTTGATGAAAAAGCTGCT